GAGCCCGCCGCTGCTGTAGTCGATTGCCCCCTGCGGCATGGCCGACCAGGTCTCGCCGTCGTTCGAGCCCTGCACGCTGATCGTGCCAGCGATGGTCGTGTCCAGCGGGAAGTCGATCTGCGCACGGATCGTCGCGTACTCGAGCACGTCGTAGACGAGGCCGCTATTGATCGACGAGAGCACCTGCGACGGGTTGAACGTGCCGCCCTCGGGCGTGTTGATGGGCGTGAGGATGGTCGAGACGGTGGGCATGGTTTAGTCCTGTAGTCCACCCGGCGGAACCGGTGTCGATTCGGCTCCTCCAGTGCCACCGGTAATCATCGCCACTTCTCGCTGTGGCGTGGTGTAAGGCGTGATCGGAGGCAGGTTAAGCGGGTCGTACGGCGAAACGATCGGCGCCCGCGGCGTCAGCGTCGGGCAGTCGGCGAACGCGGGCAACTCTTGGAAGTGCCACCGGACCCGGTTGGCCTCGACGCTGCCGACCACAATGTCGCCGACGATGAACGCCTCCACGTCGATGGTGTCGGGCAGCCGCTTGACCGGCCGCTGGCCATCGAGCGTGAACACGCCCTCGGTGTTGGGGTCGTGAACGGCAATCGTGTACGAGATGGTCGACGCCCTGCCAGGCGACGTGCCTTGCACGGCGATGATCTTCCCGAGGATGAGGCGAGGGTCGGCCATTACAGAATCCGGTTCGCACCTGGCAGCAGTTGCCACCCGAGGCCGTCGTTGTTGTTGCCCGCGGTGCGGTTGCCGTAGTCGTAGACGTCTTGGTACTCCATCAACGGCTTGTCTGTCTCGGGGTTGCCGATCTGGTAGGCCACCAGGACGGTATAGGACGGACGCACCAGAAGGCCGTTGACCGGCGTGCAGTACCCAACGTCGCGGCTGATGGCATCAGGGAAGTAGAACGTGCCCTCGTCGCGTTCCCACGTGTAGGAGATGTCGTAGAAGCCCTCGTCATCAACCTGGGCGACCGATGCGCCCTCGAATCGGTACGTCTTGCCGTCGGGCATCACGTGCAGTTTGTCGGTCTGCTGCGAGATAATGTCGAGGTCCCGCACGTTGTCGATCTTGACGCGAACGTTGAGCGGGCGGATGATCCGAGTTTCGCCGACCTGCTTCTTGGCGATCTTCCAGACCTTTTTCGACACCTGCCCATTGAGGCCGTCGGCGATTACGAGCGACCGCACGCAGATGGGAATGTCCACCATTACCTTCCGTTGTGCCCAGCCCCAGTGATACCACGCCGGATCGTCTTTGTTTGGCTGCCGCAGGTCAACGAACCGCGAGTCATTGCTGTACTCGCAGTCGACGTTGCACGTGCCGTCGTTGCTGACGGACACGTTGTAGCGGTCGAGGCGAAGGTCGGGCAGGTCGGGGTGGCTGGTATTCGTCAGCGGAATGCCATCGGCCAGCAGTGCCGCTGCGGGGTCGATCGTGTCCACGACAAAGCGCCGGCGAGCGGTCTGCTTGCCCGCCCGGTTTTTGGTCCAGTCACGCTGGAGGCCGAGTTCATACGCCGTGGGCATTAGCCGACCCCCTGCACGATGATCTGGTTCATGTTGGCCGTGGCGGTCATGCCCTCAATCCGCATCTGCTGGGCGAACTGCACCATGCTTGCGGCCTGATCGGTGGCGAAAGCCCGATTCGACTCCTCGCGGATGGCCCGGTAGGCGTTCGACCAGGACTGCTGCACTTCGATCGCTCGCCGCTGCTGTTCCTCGTACCACTTGCGGAGTTGGTCGTGCCACTCTTCCTCTTTCCGACGCTCCTCTTCGGCTTTGCGTCTGGCTTCATCGGCCGCACGTTCGGCCTCTTTCCGACGCTTCTCGGCCTCCTGCGTCTGACGCAGGCTTCGCTCCAGCCGCTGTAGGTCCTGAATCTGGGTCTTGAGCGATTCGACGGTGTCGCCGGTAAGCAGATTGAGCAGGCTACCGACGTTGCTTTCCAGCGACTGTGCGAGGCGAGACTGCAGGTCGCGGATCTGGCCTTGCACCTGCGTCAACGATCCGCTGACGTCTGTGAGGTCGAGATTGTTCTTGAAGGTCGTGCTTTTCTCGACGGCATCGGACAGGGCCGTGATGATGTACTCGCGGATCGCCTGACCGACTCGATAGGCGATGAACACCGTGCCGCCGATCGCGGCCAGTTTGCCGATGAGGCCCTGCACGACCTCGATCTGCTCGCCGTAGATCTTCTTGATGCCCTTGAGCCGTTCGCCGACGGTATTGAGTTCCGCGGCTTGTCGCTTGGTGGCCTCGGTCGCCCGATCAGCCGCACCCGCCATGCCGCCACCACCGGCCTCGACCTGGGCCTTCGCGGCGGCGACCTGACCAGCCACCTTGGACGTGTCGGTACCAACCTCGAGCGTGACCTTTGCGACGTTCTCGGCCACGGGTCACTCCTTACGCCACGGTCGGAACGTCGGCCACGCGGAGAGTGCCCGTCACGCGGACAACGTCGTCGACCTTCCACGACAGGTTGAGGCGATTCCAGAAAGCCGGGAACGTGTACGTGCGGCCCGTAGCGACCGTCAGGACGCACGTGTTGTCGGGCTTGCTGTCGGTCGCGGTGATGTTCCAAGTGGGCTTGGTGATGGCGCCAGACGCCGCCGTCAGGCCGGGCAGCGACGTGCCCGCCGCCTGCGTCAAGTTGCCCGAGCCGCTGAAGTTGTACGTCAGTTCGGAGAAGTCGCCCAAGCGGACCCGCTGCACCAGTCGCGGCGTGGTAATGTCGCCGGTGAAGGTTGGGTCGGTCGCCCCGTCCTCGACCATCTTGAACGTCGCCGCCGCCGCCGCACCCGTGCTCGGCATGGATGGTGCCGTGGCATCGTCGGCCTTGCAGGTGTACGTGCCCGACCACATGCCGATACCGCCGGGCATCCAGCGACGCCACGACGTACTCGGGTCCGTCGGGCCGGTTGCCCCGCCCGCGAAGTACGTAATGTCGATTTCCGGCCACGCAATCTCGATGCTCCACGCGTTGATGTACTGGACGTAGCCGCTCGCGTAGGTCACGAGGCTGGTGATGCCCAGCGGCGTCGTGGTCCGCGGCCAGATGCCCGAGAAGTCCACCGTGCCCGTCCGCAAGCCGTTGATGCGGCTGTGCATGTTGATCGCGGAGCCCGTCGCCTGCGTCACCTCGATTTCGTTCGACTCGAGGTTGATGGTGGCGAGGTCCGTGGTCATGCGGAGGGCGGTGCCGAGCAGATAGTGCAGGTCGCCGCTGCCCGCGGAGCAGGTCAGGTTGCCGGTTTCACTCGTCAGCGGATATGCCATGGGTGGTTCTCAGGGGTTCGCGGCAAGTGCCGACACTCGGAAGGTCGCCGTCATCGTCGCTTGGATCGAATGCTCGTCCGTCATCGTCGCGTCGTACGTGCGGACAAAGCAGTGCGACGCCTTGGCAGTGTACCCGTTGGTCGGCAGGACCAGCAGATGCCGGTGAAAGCCATACGTCGGGATGCGGCCAGTCTGCAGGACGGCATTGCCGTGCAGCCGGTCCATAACGGCCGTGATGCGGGCGTTGAAGTCCGCCGACGAGGCATAGTTCTGCACCTGGTCCCACACGGTGAACGTGGCCGTCGCGGTCCACTCGTCGGCCGTCAGCGAGTGGTCCTGCTCAAGGCGGACGCCGACCAGCAGGTACGGGTAGGTGATTGCCGCGGGCGTGCCGAACACGCTGTAGGCACCGCTGATGATGTTCCACGCGCCGGACTTGTACAGGCCGTCCGTGCCCGTGTCGGCCTTCACGCGGTCGAAGATGGCCTGGTAGATGCTGGACAGGATCATGTGGGTGCCCCCGGTGCAGGCCTGAAGGCCCGAGCGATGACGCTGCGGAATCCGTTGCGGAACGCCTTGACCATGGCGGACTGGTTCTCTTTGCTGGTCGCGGCGGGCCGTATGAACGGCCGGGCTGGGATGCGGACGAACCGCTTGAGTACGAACATCAGTTCCGAGCGGGCGTTCTTGCCCTTGGTGGTTCGCCACAGGAACGCGATGCCCGGATGACGCCCCTTGCGGAAGGTCAGGTTTTGCGTCCGCAGGTCCTTCGTGTTGGCCCGCATCTGTGCCGCCCGGTCGTTGACAGGCACGGTCAGGTACTTCTTGGTGCGTGGCTTCAGCGTACCGCCCAGTTCCTGTATGCGAGCATATGGGACGTTCGTCCCGACAATGGACCGGCCGTTCTTCGCGGGTGTGGCCGTGATCGACTGCTGCAGTTTGCGGGTGCCCGTGCCAGGCGGACCACCAGCGGGCGAATGGGCAAATCGCGTGGTCTTCACAAACGAGTTCTTGATGAACCGCACGCACTGCGTGGCCGCCCGATCGACGCCATGGTTGGCCGCATCGCCGAGCAGTTGCTGCAGCCGTGGGCGGTCCAGTTGCATGATGGTCTTGGTCACGCGGAGGGTCATCAGTCTTGATCTCTCTCAAGGGTGACCACGTAGACCACGCCCTGCAGGATCAGGTCTCGCGGCTGGCCAGCGACCCGGTACTGCACGCCGTTGATGATGACCTTGTCCTTGGGCGTCACGCCCCATGCGGCGCCGGCTGTCGTGACGGGTGCGCAGTACACCTCGAAGATCTTGGTCGTGGTGTCGCGGCCGTAGACCAGACCATCCGCCGCCGAGCCCGGTTGTACGCTGCACGCCACCGAGAACGACGCCGTGCCGG